ATCGAAAATCGCGCCAGTGGCATCTATGCCGACATCACCGCCATATCCCCGGATGTATATTTTACCTGCGGCGATCTTGCCGGAAGTCAACTCTCAGAGCATATCAGCGGCACAAACCACGCCGGGCTATCAGGCTCGTATACCCTGGCTGATGACGTGGGCAGTTGGGCAAATGGCAGCGGCATCCCCTATTGCCATTTTTCAGCGGGTGCAGCGGATATTTACCCCGCGCTAAACGCCGCCTGGGATAACGCCAATCGGTTAGACCAACTCTATGTCATCTCATTTTATTGGGATACAGCCAACCTCCCCGCCGGGGATGAGTACCTGTTCGGCGTGCGTGGCAGCAATTTCACCCCGCGAATTTACCTATTTGCCAAATCAACAGGTGTGATTGAATGGCAGGTGAGAGGCGCAGGGGCTACCCATTTTGGCAGCATTTTTACCCCCGCCACCGGGGAACATCGCGTGGTCATCAAAACCAATGATGCTGGTGCAGGGGATATGCGATTTGCTGCCTGGGCGGATGGTGCGTTTATCCGCGATCACACGCAATTAGCCTGGGGCGATGGCGTGAGCCTGCTGGATGGTGAGTGTGCGTTAGGGGCGCGGAAGACCGATTTGAGTAACGCCCTGGATGTCCGGGTTAATTCGTTCGCCGCGAAATATGGTGCATCCGGTATGCCTGATGACGCTGCGTGCCTGGCACTATCCGCCGTCACCTAAACGCCATAGAATACCGATTACCTGACAAAAAAAGCCCCGTCGCCGGGGCTTTGCTGTGGGTTAGCTCATCGCCAGGGCAACCGCCCTGGGCAGAAGCCACTGCTTCCCTTTTTTGACCGCGCCAGGCACAAGCCCATGGCCTGCGCGTTTGCGCCATGTTGCCGCAACTACCCCCGTCACCTCCTCTGCCTCAACAGGTGTGAGGTAGTCAGATGATGGCACACGGGCATAAAAAGACAATAGCGTCAGGACAAAACTACGATACTCCCCCGCCAGCGCAGATGTTAACCACGCCAGGTCATCCATTGACCATAATGCGAGACGTGGATCAGCTTCCGCGATCCCTGTGAGCACAGTCATCATGTCCACTACAACCGCGTCAGACGGTATCATGCCGTTAGCATCTAGGGGCTTTGTTAGCCCCACCGTGTGCGGATTGCTGGTGAGTCGATCCCACGCCACCCAAAATGTCGCAGGGTGTGCTTGCCGCCACTCATCAGTGACGGCAACTGCCATGATCGCCCCAAATAATTTGAGGGATTGGTTGTCGAGTAAGTCGTTAATCATGTGCACACCCTAAAAAAATGACGGGCGGTTGTCAGGGATGTACAGCGTGTAGCCTAATTTTTCGACTCGCTCCGGATCGCTGCACCAAAATGTCGGTGCGCCCGCATATTCGCCTAGTGTGGATTCGATGTAGATAACCACATCACCCCAGGGGCTAAACTTTCCCAGCACGTATTCAGTCCCGTGTTCCATTTTGCGGGCGATGCGCTTAGAGTATAAATGGTAGTTCGGGTTGCGGCTGTCAACGCCTTTAATTCTCACGCATTCAGCCGTAATTTCAGCGCGGGCTTCGTCATAAGCGATTTGTTCCGGCGTTTTTTCCGGTTTGGTTTCTTCCTGAGTTTTTCCCGCTGTGGGTACATTACCCTCAGCGATTTGTGCCAGCGCGTCTTTGCGCTCAACGATTGAGCCATCGGGGGCAACCAACACTGTTATCATGCGATAGTCGGCATAGTTACCGTCTTCGTCTTCGTCACCATAAAACTGCTGTTCGGCTGGCATTGTTTCCCATGTGTAGCCATTGGCTTTAATCAGTTCGTCTTCTTCGCGTGCTTTTTGTTCGCGTGCCTTTTCAGCGGCTTCAGCGCGTGCAGCGCGTTCACGTGCTACCTGTGCTTTTGCATCACGTTCGGCGCGTTGGTCTGCCAGATATTGATCTACAACCGCCAGGAAGTCTTCCGCTGTTTCGTAGCTCTCATTCGCCTTGCGTGCAAATGAAAAAGCCTTGAACAGTTCCCGGTAGCTGCCGTCTTTATCAGCAGCACGTTTCCGCTGAGAGATTTCGGGGTGAATTTTCGTGCGGCGGGTTTCTGCTTCAAACTTTACACCTGATTCACTGCAAATTATTTCAACCATTTCAGAATCCTTTTTGATTACTTGACTATGATTACAGTATATCACGATACCGTGATTGTGTAAAGCGGTACCGGAGTAAAAATGGCATAAAAATACCCCCTAATTCTTGGGGGTTTTAAGCACAACAAAGCCCCGGCGCCGGGGCTTCGCTTGGTTATTTATTTTTGCTGCCGCCGCTTCCATTCTTCCAGGCGGCGTTTCTTTTCGCGTGCCTCCGCCTCCCATCGTTCCTCTTGGTTGAGTGGGCCCTCATAGGGCTTCCGGAGGTTGTGCATCCCCTCACCATATATGAGGGCGAGGTCATTCAGGCTTTGGATAACCTCGTCTATGAGTTCCCGGTCTTTCTTTTTGTTATCCATTATTTCCTCCCTATTCCGTGATGCGATTAAACGCATCATCTGACCAATCCTCTAAGGGGGCGATTTCGCCCATCGCCGCCAGCAGTTCTGCGGCGGATGCGTACCGATCCCCGCCCTGTGGCACAACGCCGGGGTAATCGGTGGCGAGACAATACAGCGTTTCGCCGGCACCATTTTCTTCGCTGTAGGCAATTGCCCACATATCATCAGCCATCAAGCCGAACCCCCAGGGTTCGACCCACCGCGTCAGGGCATACGCGGTGTCTATTAACACCGTACGCCCATCAAGGCGCATGTGCCATTCCGCGCCAGGAGAGCGTTCAATCGCCTTGCGGATTGTCCCCGCAGGGATACCCGCCCAATCGTCAAGCTGGGAGGCGGTCATCGCCAGCCCCTTCAAGCGACGAATGGTTCCGATACCGAGCAACTCCTCGTTGCTGGCATCAGCCGCGACGAGTTCCCCTGCTTCCTCATCTGCGTCCCAGTCAGGGCTTGCGCCCAAACCGGAACGCAGCGGGGGGCGCGGGTCCCCGTCATCTTCGTATTGCGCCGCTTCGTACTCGGCGTGTACTTCGTCTGTCATGAAGACGACAACGTGTTCAGCCTGGGACCCCCCGACGGGGACAACCCAGGGGCGTTGCCCAAACTCGGACTCAAAGATCGCTTCCAGCAGTTCCTGGGACTTAGCAGAACTACTGCCTACATCCCAACGCGCCCATTTCTGTCCATGTTTTTCAGTGTTTTTGTATTCCATGCTATTCTCCTGCCCAATTGGGCAAATATGCAGGGGATTCGCGCCCTGCGTTTACAATCAGTGGACGTGGGGGGAATTGCACCCCCGTACCTCAGCGCAGTTGATAGGTGGTTTCGGCGTTTTACCGAGTGCATTTGCACCTACCGCCACCCCCGCGCCGAGGGCGACACTAAATCACGCCCTTATGAAATAACCCACGCCAGCGCGTCAACCGCTGCGCTGAGGGAAGGGGTGATCTTGATGTAATCGCCCCCGTCAATCCATGCACGCACGCCCAGGCGGGTGACCACGCCACCCGACATCTCGACGTACACCACCGCGCCCTGCGGCGTGGTGTATTCCGCCCACACGGGGGCGGACATGCCAAAATGCTTCTGGCACGCCCACGCCTCGTCTATCACGATGCCCATGTAGTGGGCTGCTGCGGCGTTTGCGAGGGTTTTCAGTTTGCGGGTGCTGGTGCGTGTGGTCATCTCAATATCCTTAATCTATGCCTTCATTATAGCCACGCTAGCGTGTCATGTCAAGTAGGGAATGATAAATAAATTATAAAAATGCAGCACAAACAATAGGGGTATACACCTAACGTGCTATACTCAATAAAAATAGAGGATACCACCATGCGCGTTAAATTATCACAATGCACGCCAGCGGAACGGGCGATCATCAATGTGCTAAAACAGCACCCCACCCTCAACAATGCCGAGATTGGCGCACGCCTCGGCAAAGCGGAAAAAACTATCGAGAATCAACTGCGGCGGCTGTACAAACGCCTGGGCATTACGGGCGAGAATTGCCAGCGGCGTATTGCGCTCATATTGTGGATTAAGCGCAGATAGCCTCATCACCCCACAAACACCCCCTTCGGACTCGTTACCCCCACCGCCGCATAGCGCACCGCGTCCAGCCGGTGGTAAGTCGCTTTATCTTTAATCTGCTCCGTCGGCTCCCCATTTTTATCCAGCTTCCGCGCATACCGCCCAATCTCATCCAGCACCCCCAGGCAGTCATCAAACACATACAGCCGATGCTCCCGCAGGAGCTGCACCACCCGGTCAATCCCGCTCTCCACATCATGCACCGTCGGCGCAGCCACATTACGTACTCCCGCCTGCTGCCAGTCCAGCCGCTGCTGAGTTTCCGATTTTTGTCCAACATAATACCGGATGACGCGCTCACCCTTGTCTTTCGCCAGCCGTGCCGCGCCCTGGGCATGTTCCGGTGTGGATTTCCCGCCCTCCAACGATTCACGGTACAGATAATAAACGTTCTCTTTCGGGTCATGCGCCAGCCAGATCATCGCCGTATTTACCGCCCCCGGATCGACCCCCACATATCGCGCCCAGGTTGACGGCAGTTCAAACGGTTGCACCTTATGCCCACCGTCGTTTTTGTACTTATCCACAAAATCAGCATAGATCATGCCCGCCGGACGCTCAAACCGCCCACGATAGCGCATGTTGAACTTCCACAGCGGCATTGATTTTTGCAGCCGCTTGAACTCATCTTTGGGGAATGAGGGGTTGAGCGTACTGTCAAACGCGATCACCTCAATATCATCGGACGTATGCGCTTTATCAACAATTTGTTGTTTGAGCCACCCCAGGTTATACGGTGTCGTCGTGCCCAACACCCGCCCCTGATGCAGCGTCAATCGCGCCTGAACCGCCTCCCACGTCCCCAACGTGAAATCATCCAGCCCACACTCATCCAACCAGGCAGCCTGCGCCGTTGCGGATTCCAGCCCCCCGCCGGCACTCGCACTCCGCAGGATGATACGCCCCCACATCGGGTCATCCGCCCGTTCTGCCCAGAACTGACCCTCCGGGTCCATCAACTCAATGACCTTATCGCCCGACCAGTACCGCCCGATCCCCAACGTATGCTCAAACAAATTGCGGATTTCGGGCAGCATTTTGAGTTTGAACAAATCAAACGTCGCCGATACCGCTAAATAGTCCCCCGCCCCCCGGCGATTAATCTCACGCAGCAGCCACAACGGACCAAATGACGTTTTGCCACCCTGCGATCCCGCCGTGACAAACGTAAAACGCGCCTCACTATCCCAGGCGCGTTGCTGTCCCTCATGAAAATAAAAATCCAACTTGCCGGGGTTAATCTCCCACAGCGAGTGATCCACGTCTGCCGGATGCACCCCCCACGCATCGGGGTTATACCCCAACTGTCGCGGCGGCTCCGCACCCATCACGCGCTTAAACAATCCACCCGCTAATCCCCGCGCATCCATCATACCAACTGCTAGATAACCGCCCTTCTATCGCCCCTGACCCGCATTAATTCAAAACAAATTTCCGGCTGAGCAGCCAGCTCCACAATTCACGTTATCTCAATAATAGAGGTGCTGCCTAATCGCGCCCCTGCGACTGCATCGCATGTTCGCGCACCATGCGCTCAAATTCCGCCGCGACATCCTCCACCTGGATGCCCGCCGCCGCCAATAATTGCAGCGTATCCGGCGATAGTTGCAACGCCTCACCATCTGCGCCCGTCATCTCCGTCCGTGATGACCACCCGCGATTTTTACCCAACCGCGTCAGCACAAATTTACTCAGGTCGATGTTGCCCTTACGCACCTCGCGAAAGATGTTCGCCTCCGCCACGTCAATGATGTCCTCCCGCGCATGTTCCAGGTCGAGCGTCAACTCTGGATACCGATCCAACCAGTTATACACCGTCTGCCGCGACACCCCGAACATCCGGGCAACCGCCGCGATGATGCCGCCGCTCTCCTCAATAGCCTCTCTCAGCCGCCGTTTTGTTGGACGTGCCATCGTATGTCAAATCCCGTCTAATTTTACGCTTATTTTTGGCACGTCCATTATGGCTATGCGAAAACGCACCATATCACAACGCGCCTTATCCAGATTGTACAGGCACAGGCAAACCATACCGCCGCATGTGCCGCTGCATCAAACGCTCAAACGCAGGTTTTGCCATGTTATAGCTGTTATATTGGTTGAGTTCGCCCCGCTGGTGCGCCGCCAGCAACGCAGGCAGATACTCCCGCTGCATCAATCCCACAATCGACACCGGGGCTTCAGCCTCGCCCATCTGCCACATCGGATGCCCCGTCGGCTGTGCAATCTCCGCCTCAATCGGGCGATCCCCCTGCCCACGCCACATCTCCCGCGTGAACCATCCCGCCCTGCACCGCGCCTCAATATCTATCTCAACCCCCGCCAGCCGCGTCACGTTGCCCTCATCATCCATGCCAGCAATCACATTTTTGCACTCAGGATGCCGCGCATAATGCGCCCGCGTCAATTCCGCCAGCCGCTCATGATGACTCGCCCGCATCGCCTCGCCCTGCGCCACAATCTCCACAAATGATCTCATCGCACTACCTCATTAACGCTCTCTTCACCTACCCTCAATAATAGCACAGATTTTCCAGGGCGCATCATGCCCACCGTAATAATTACCAAATCAAAAAAGAGGCTTCGCACCTCACCATACGTCCTGTTTTGCATTGTCCATTTTCAGGGGGATTAAGGCGCACCATCCCCGGCACGCCTTGTATATTGTGCTATCCCAAACTCAGCCAGCAACGGGGCGCGTCCTGCACTCAGTCGGATAATGCCCCCACCCTACCACCTACGTCAAGCACCCATCACCGCTCATCGCCATCCCCACGCAGAACGCCCCGCGCCCGGCGATACCGCAGCTTATCTAAATTCGTCTGTGCCACATAGTCCAAATCAACCCCTAGCTCGGCAGCCGCCGCCGCGACGTACCACAGCACATCGCCCAATTCGATGATGAGCGCGGCAATCTCTGCCTGGCTCAATTCGCCCCGCG